TAAACCATCACCCTCCCTCTGTCTTTGTTGTACCCCGTCATTTCCTTGAACATCTTCATTTTTGCCTCAATGATGTCCTTGTCTGTGTACCTGTCGTATGCCACATGTATCGTTTCGAGTTTTATCTGTTTTAGCAACTCAATGTTTCCCTCATTCATGAGACGGATGTCTAACCCTTGATTGAAATTCACTCTTGCTTTGCTGTCTTTCAACTGCTGCAATAATTCCATGTGTTCCGGACATGCCAACGTGTTAGGGTCGCATAGGACAATATTTTTTTGTCCTCTCCAAAACTCTGACAGGTCAGCGACCTTGTGCGATCGCTTTCCCTCTTTACATCCAACATGACAGAACTCGCATCCTCTCGGACATCCTCTTGTCAAAAATCCGAACGCTTTGTCCTGCGTCAATTCCGGATATATTGAATAGTCCGGATATATGTGTTCAACCTCCGGAGGGAGTTCTTTGTCTCGTTCTTTTTTGTAGTGCTCCCGACCGTCTGCCAGTTCGATGCAATATCCACTCCCTCCTCGAACAACTTCATCCGCATCCACAAAATACGGATAATCTTGTGTAAAACTGAAAACCTTTGACATGTACACTCTGTTCATGTGACCGCTGAAAAGTGGCTCGTACCACTCAACCGTGTCTCCCTGCTGTTTATGCCATGCCGACAATTTCATGAGTGGGATGTTCGGGAAATTGTGACCATCCACGTCTATCAATCCCACTCTCATGCTGTTGCAACCGCTGTCTTTCCCTGCTGCTCCCATTTCTGACGTTCCTCCTGTTTTCCTGCCATATATCCGGCAATATAGGACTTGTCAACGTCATCCATCTGTGTGAACCGCTCTGCGATATTCTCAATCATTTCTTTTCTTTCATCCTTTGACATATATGTCACGCTCCTCTCTTTCCTCTGATTCTCTCAAGTTCTGCCTGTATGTCTTTTCCGGAATAATCTGCAAGCAGTTTCTCCGAAATGTGATAAGTCCATATTGATGACATCTGCACCGCTGTTCCGATAGGGAGTTTCCCTTGCTGCATCGCTATTCGGATGAATTGCGGTGATACATTCAATATGACTGCTGCCTCGGTTGGCAATATACGTCCGACTTCCATCCGTCTGACCTCCTGTTCTGACCTGCCTTGTCAATGCGTGGGCGGTCATCCCACACAGACGGGCGACTGCTGCCCGTTTCGGCTCTCAAAATGCTTTTTCAATGTCGAATTTTCCTCCCACCGCCGTGTCAAAGAGTGCCTCTTTTTCTGCCTCAAGTTCTTTCTGTTTTTCCTTGAGTGGCTTTGCAAGTTCTGTCGTTTCTGACCATCCCTCAAGTATTTTGATGCAGGATTCAAGAGCCTCAATCTCCTGCGATTTGTCTATGAGTTCCATGATTGCCTTTTCTTTCGTCATCCTGTTTCCTCCTGTGGAGGCTCTCTCGGTCTGTTCATGACCTCGCCTCTGTTCCGGCTGAATTTACCGTGTTGTGTCTTTTCGCCTTAAAAAGTCACCGAAAACCTGTCATCCAACTATGAACCTTTTAGCAAGTTCACCCGCTGCCATGTTTCTCACGGTATTCCGACGCTGTCTTTCGGCTTGCCATCGTCAGAGCGTCGGTCGCCACCCGGACGCTGACGGGGCGACTGCTGCCCCGTTTCGGCTTTAATAATTCAATTCAATCGGTCTTTTCTTCTCGTCGATGCAATCCTCATAATCAAAATCAAACCATGTGTTCAAATCCAAATCGTGTCCGTCTTTTGCCAACTGTTCAAAATCCTTGTCCTCAAGTGGCTTGATGATGTATTTCCCTGTTTTGATGTCGATGTCCACCAGTTCAACGTATTCGATATGGTAATAGCACCCGTTTGGTGTCTTTCTGTAACCACTCCGGTCTCTCACAGCCATTCTCTTGATGTCCTTTTTCTTTTCCGGCTGCGGGATGCTCTTGAGCATTGTTCTGATGCTTTTCACAAATTCTGCTTTTTCAAGATTGCTACTCATGTATAATGTCTCGATTGCTTTGTACTGTTCATCTGTTACGTTTCTACCTGCAATGGATTCAAATTCGGATTTCATCATTGTTTTGTTCCTCCTGTTTGTTATCTTTGATTACATTATATTTATCACAGATTACTTTGTCAACACTTTTTTGTTATCTCTGATTACTTTTTTATTGATTTTTCTGTTTTTCAGTGTTATCCTTATAGCAAATAAGGAGGTGACGCATGTGACACAAGGCGAAAGAATCAAAGAGGTGCGAAATTCCCTCGGTCTTACTCTTGAGAAATTCGGAGATAGACTTGGAGTGACAAAAGTTGCAATTTCCAATATAGAAAAAGGAAATCGCAACCTCACCGAACAGATGACAAAATCTATCTGTCGAGAGTTCGGTGTTGATTATATGTGGTTGACCACTGGAGAGGGAGAAATGTTCGTCGAGACCGACGATGACTTTTTTGAAAGAATCGACCGCATCATGGCGGGTGAAAATGAGACCCGCAAAAATATGATAAAAATGCTCTTGTATGCCTCGGATGATGACATCAAGGCATTTGACAGACTTGTTGATTATTACATTTCATTGAGAGAGGAGAAATGATGAAAAAAGCATCTGATTTATATTCTCTCACTCGTCGAGAGTTGATTTTGCTTGAAATGTTTAACATGCTTGATGACGAGGAACAGGTTCAGCGTTTGTGTAGTCTTTCCGGTTATTTGCTCGGACGCAAAATCTTGTCGGAGGACGATTCGATGAAATACCTGCGTGAAATAAAAAAAGACTGACAGTCTTTTTCAACTGCCAGTCTCATGGGTGTACAGATATAAAACGAATTTATATATCCTCTTGAGGACTTTTTCGCTTTGTATCTTACCGACTAACTCAATGATAGTCTCTTTGTAATGCAAGGGAACACCACCCCTTTCCGTAGTACAGAATAGCACATTTTTCCATGATTGTGGAAAAATCGGACATCATTTCCATAATTGTGGAAATATCTCTCCGAACGGACGACCATTCGTCACATCATGCTATAATAATTTTATTTGTACTCGGATTCAAACAGGTCTGTGATTCTGACCTCCAGTGCAATCGCTATCGTTTCAAGTTGAAACAATGTCGGTGACACCTTACCGTTTTCGATGTTGTTGAGCGTCGATTTTCCGATTCCGGATTTCTTCGCCAGCTCCATCAATGTGAGACCTTTTGCGGTTCTCATTTCCCACAAACGAATTTGCATACTGTCCACCTCCTTTCACAATGAAAAGAGTACAGTATGCGTTATTCACTTGTAGAATGGAGGTGTTTTCATGAGTGAACTTTTGAAAAGCATGACAACGAGAGTTGTCGGAGTGTCATTTGATAATGATGACGGAACAAGCAGGCAGGACATCATTTCCGGCTTGTCTGTTGGAGAGGCTCTGTTGCTGAATTATCATGAATACGAAAACGAACCCGCCTATGCTGTGACGGATGCTCTCGGAAACTGCATCGGACATGTCTCGAAAGAATTGGCTTCGACAATCTATCAGAAATATAAAGATTGTTATTTTGCTGTTTCTGTTGATGACATCACCGGAGGTGATTCCGGTCTGAAATATGGATGTGTTATCAATATAGATATATATGATTCTGCTCCGGAGACAAACGAAAATGAATCCTCGACTGCTGCAACGGTCGCTGATGTCATTCCTGCTCCTGTTCAAAACGCAGAATCAAGCAAGACGAATCGTGTATATAGTGCAATGTTCACCGTTATCGGTGCTTTGCTTATCCTCGTCGGTCTTGTTTTATTGTTAATTGCTCCGCTTGGCGGTGCTGTTGCGATTGTCGGAGGTGTATTTTCAATCGTCATCGGTCGAAAATATAAAAAATCGTAACAAAAAAGACGACCCGTGCTGCAACACGAATCGCCTTTGTGAAACCTCCGTCTCATGCTACTGCAAAAGGCACTGACAGAATGTTCCTGCAAACACCATTCTATCATAAAACCGTGCTTTTTGCATTGGTTTTATTTTTTATACTCTTTTTTAGGATGGTGATTTTATGAAACTACCGAACGGATTCGGGTCGGTCTATAAATTATCCGGAAACCGACGAAATCCCTATGTAGCAAAAAAGACAAAAGGGTGGGAAATTGACCCTATAACCGGAAAATCAAAACAATTATATATAACCGTCGGATATTACCCGACACGCAAAGAGGCTCTCACCGCATTAGCGGAATATAACAAAGACCCCTTTGATTTGCACCATGCAACTATTACTTTCGAGGAAGTGTATGAGAATTGGTCAGAAATCCATTTTGAAAAAATCAAGGACACGAATGGTTATAAGGCTGCTTTTAACACATCGAAACCCCTGTGGAAAATGAGATTTGTTGACATCAAACTGGATCACCTGCAAAGTGTCGTCGATAGCTCCGGCAAAAACACTCCCACACTTAAAACCTTGAAAATCCTGTGGGGTCTCATGTATGACTATGCTGTCATTCACGAGATTGTGTCTCAAGATAAAAGAGACATGGTCAGATACGTCGATATAAGCAAGGCGGGAAATCCGAACGCATACAACCGGAAACCTTTTTCAAAGAAAGAGATTTCTATTCTGTGGAAATGCAAGGATTCAAACATATATGTGACCGTCATTCTTATTATGATTTATTCCGGTGTCCGTATCGGGGAACTCCTCGACCTTGAGAAAAAGGACATCCATCTTGATGAACGATGGTTCTATGTGAAAGAATCCAAAACAGAGGCAGGAATCAGAGAAGTTCCCATTGCCGAAAAGATTGTACCGTTCTTTGAATACTGGATGAACCGGAAATGTGACCATCTGATTTGTACACCCGACGACGAACCTTTTCAGTACCGGAATTATTATGATTCCTACTGGATTCCTCTGATGCTTGAGTTCGGTTTCGGGAAATTTGTCATTGATGAAGCAAAAAAAGAACCTGTCTATGACGGACACCGCCCACATGATACAAGGCACACCTGCATCTCTCTCCTCACCGAAAAGGAAGTTGACGAGAGATTCATCAAGAA